ACTTCGCGGACCTGGTGAAGTGGCTGCTGATCAATACCAGCAGGGTGCCAGCGGCGATGATCGACAACACCGCACTGCTGGCAGCAGCCACGTTCCTTGAGGTGAACGGATTCACCTGCAACATCGAGATTCGCGAGAGTACCAACTACTCCGACCTTGCCGCCAGGCTGGCGCCCTACTTCCTGCTGGCCGAGAGCAGCGCAGGCGGCAAGCGCGGGCTGCGGCCACTGCTGCCGGTGACTGCCGGCGGCGCCATCAAAACCACGGCGATCACGGCGGAGTACACCTTCACCGAAGACACCGTGCTGCCAGGCACGTTGGAGATCAACTACTTGTCACTGGCGGACAGGCAGCCGTTCGTGGCGCAAGTGATCTGGCGCCAGCAGCTGGAAAGCGACATCGGCATCATCCGCACCGCTGAGGTGCGTTACAGCGGCACCGCCGAGACCGGACCGTATGAGTCGCATGATCTCTCGACGTTCTGCACCAGCGAGGATCACGCCGTCAAGGTTGGCGCCTACATCCTGGCCAAGCGGCTTTACACCACGCACACCATCAGGTTTGCAGCCAGGCCGCAGGAGCACAACACACTGATCAGCGCTGGCGACATTATCCGCGTGCGACTGGAGCGTGACAACACCACCTACGCCAACTCGGTGCATGACTACCTCTACCAGGTGGAGCGCATCACCAAGACACTGGCGGGTGATGTGAGCTATGAGGCCACGCACTTCCCGATCGACGACCAAGGCCGCAGCCTGATCGCGCTGGATGTGGCTGCTGCTGTCGGCACCGGCATCATCTTGCCAAGCGGCCGCACCGGCGTCAGTTGTGATGTGAACTCCAGCAGCGATAACACCATCCCCGCTGAGACGTTCACGGACGCCGATGGTGGTGACCCATTGGAGCTATCCCCCAGCGGCGGCGGGCTGGGCTTTGATGATTCAGCGCCAACTGGCGACACCGGCAATGCTGATGACGGGTTGGATGCTCCTGCGTTCCAAATGCAAGCATCGCCATTTTCGGCCACGCCGCCAGCTGGCTCATTCATTGCTCCAGCGACCGGCCCCTGCGGCGCAGCCGGTGTAGCTGTTGTTGATTGGTACGAGAATGGTGTACTGGTAGCAAGTGTTGACTACACAGGCGGTACTCCTGTTTATACGTTCCCCGCAGGCGCCAACAGTTCACCGACGTTCTTCCCTGCGTCTGCTCTTGGCCCCTATGCGATCGTCCTGCAAGTGGGCGATGGCCCACTGATCACATCAGTGGTTACCTGCAACAATGGCATCCAAGTTTCAAGTGGCGCCACCGTTGGCTCTGGCGTGGTTAGCAGAAATTACGCGTGGCAAATACTGCAATTTGGAACATGGATAGATGGCTCCTATGTTAGCAAAACGTATCCGCCCTACATGGGAGATGGGCCTAGCGGCACGCGAGTTGTTTATTGTTATGACCCGGCGCTTGGCGGCTGGTTTTTTGGCGCACAAGGCCCACCTGAGTACATAGATGCGCTGCGGATTAGCGGGGTTACATAACCATGGCAGTATTCCCGACCCTTACGCCAGCCACCCGCGCCTTCACGCCAGGCGAATATCCGCACACGCCGTTCAGCACGTATAACGGCCTGCAGAATCGCGTGCGCCACAGCAATGTGATGCTGAGCAGCTCGGTGCGGCTGAGCTTCATCGCCTTGGCTGAAGCTGACATGCTTAGCATCCTCAGCCACTATCAAGGCCAGTTCGGCAGCTTTGAGAGCTTCACGCTGCCGTCCAGCATCTGGAGCGGCGTCACCACCATCAGCGACTACGAACTGACCAGTTACCGCTGGAGATACACGGACCCGCCATCCGTGGATGACGTCTACTGCGGGCGCTATAACGTCGAGCTGGCGCTTGAAACCGTGCCGCCTGATGGTGCGTTTGCCAGTGGCACTGAGCTGGCCGTAATCATCACGCTGGCACCTGGAGCTGCTGTGACCACCAACGGCCTGCAGCAGAGCATTACGATCACCTTGGCAGGTGGCGCAGCTTCTGTGATTGCTGATGGCGGCGGTTACGACTTCTCTTCATTCCTATACTGGGATGAAGACCCTTACACCGCCTGGGACTGATTCATGGCAGCTCCCAACATCAAGAGCGGCAGCTCCGTCACAACAGTTACTGGCAAGACCGTGGGTTATGCCGTCACTACCTCGATGGCTGCAGCGCTGAGCAACGCCGCCAGCAGCGGCAAGGTACTGAAGATCAACTCGGTGTACTGCGCCAACGTGGATGGCAGCGCAGCAGCTGACATCAGCCTAGAGCACTACAACGGCACGACGGGGTTTGCGATCGGCAAGACCATCGCCGTACCAGCTGACGCCACTCAGGTGCTGGTCACCCGCGAGGCTTACATCTACCTAGAAGAAGGCCACAGCCTCCGCGCCCAAGCCAGCGCCGCCGGCGACCTGGAGCTGGTCATCAGCTACGAGGATATCAGCTGATGCTCGGCTTCAACGGCGGCTTAATGGGCGTTCGGCGCACGCCGACAACCAGCGCAGCAACCGGGCTGTGGTTTCAGAATGAGCAGAGCGTGGCGCAGCGGGCTGCAGTCTGGCCAATTTCTGGAGGCATCGCAGGGCTTAATCCAGCTCTCTGGTACGACTTCGCAGATGAGTCAACTGTCACAACATCAAGCGGACAGATTACGCAGATCACAGACAAAGGAAGCCTTGGCCGTACATTGACTGCCAGTGCTACAGGACCAACTTACGCAACAACAATTAACGGCTACAAGGTGTCAGATTGGGGCACCAGTGCTCATAGCAACTACTTGCGCAATACCGATTCCACGGGATTTACCGTTGAAGAAATCTACTGCGTAGCAGACAGCAGCGAAACCAGCAGCATTACAAACTCAGGATTGCTTGGTAGCTATACGGACGTTGCCAAGACAATCCTTATGAACGGGTCAGGTACAGGCTTTGAGGGGCCACTTGGTGGAGACTACTACATAGATCGAGTCTTTTTGAATGGTGGCACAACAGATAGATACTCCAATGTGTTTTCAGAAATTGCAAGCCCTTGCATCTTGCGAATGCTTGATACGCGTGGGGCCATCACTGGAACGACCGGAGGATTCCAAATTGGAAGGGATCGCGGAAACGGCAACCGTGGCTGGCGCGGCCTGATCGCTGAAGTTGTCTGCTTCTCTTCCGTATTGGGCAGCGGTGATCGGGCAGTAGTACAAAACGCGCTTGCTTCTAAATGGGGCATCACGCTGGTCTGACCATGCTCTACTCCCACAACGCCACCCTTCCAGCACCTCTGCCGCATCGCATCCGCTTTGCGGACGGCAGCACCCGCACCGACAGCAGCACCTTCACGCCTGACGAGCTGGAGCGTGCCGGGTACAGCGGCCCTTACCAGCGCCCCGAGTGCAGCCCCAAGCTGGAGACCATCGACTGGGACGGCACGCAGTTCCTGGTGCGCCCCTACAACTTCGACGAGCTGCAGGCGCAGTACGCCAAGGTCCGCCAGCAGCGCATCCAGCTGCTCAAGGCCAGCGACTGGACGCAGATTGCCGACTACGACCTCGGCGCTGATCGTGAAGCTTGGGCCGCCTACCGCCAGGCACTGCGCGACCTGGCCGATGCGCCCAACCCGTTTGACATCACCTGGCCACAGCCGCCTGCCATCTCGGCAGAATGAATCCATCTGAGCATCAACTATGGCCAGCCTGATCTACAACTCATTCGTTGATGACATGGCCCGTGGTGCCATCGACTTCGACACTGACACCTTCAAGGTGATGCTGGTCTCATCGGCCTACAGTCCAAACAAGGACACGCACGACAAGCGTGATGATGTCACGAATGAAGTGAGTGGCACCGGCTACACCGCTGGCGGCGTCACCAGCGCCTGCACCGTCACCAAGGACACCGCTAACGATCGCGTCACGCTCAGCTTTGCCGCTGTGAACTGGGCCAGCAGCACCATCACCGCCAGGGCTGCTGTGATTTACAAGTCGCGCGGTGGACTAGCAAGTGCTGATGAACTGGTCTGCTACGTGGACTTTGGCGCCGATGTTTCGAGCAGCTCTGCAACTTTCAGCCTGGGCGCCAGCGTCATCACGCTGCAGAACTGATGGCCACCTTCCCGGCACTGGAGCCGGCCACGCGCCGCTACAGCATGGGCACCTTCCCCGTCACCGAGGAGAAGGGCTTCGGTGGTGGCAGCATCCGCTTCCGGCATGGCACCACTGCCTACAGCCACATCCTTGAACTGAGCTTCGCTGCACTGACGCAAGCACAGGCCAAGCTGCTGCGTGATCACTACCGCGAGCAACAGGGCGGCTACATCGCATTCCCGCTCAGCACTGAAGCATGGGCCGGGCACACCAGCTTCACCGACCTGGTGCCAACCTCCACGCACTGGCGTTACGCCGCGCAGCCGCAGGAAGACCACCTATCCGCCGGCTATGTGAACGTCTCGATCAGCCTAATCAGCGTGCCAGCTGTGGTTGCTGCAGCATCTTCTGGTCTGGCCTCCACAGTCACAGCCACCCTGGCTGGTGGTACGGCGTCCAGTCCCTAAACTGAACTGTATCAGTCTGTAGCGCCGTGGCCTCAAACCGTTACTACACAGGCATCGACGGCGCATTACTTGTAAATGGAACACGCATCGCCAAAATAGTTTCTTGGCAACTGCAATCAAGCGCAGAAGTAATTGAAACCACCACAGTCAACGCACAAGCACGCACCTACGTCTTCGGGCGTCAACAGTGGTCCGGCTCCTGCGTAGCCCTCTACTACGAAAATGCCGCAGGCACCCTAGACAGTCAACTCCTCGTAGCTAACACCCTTCGCACCACTACACTTTCTCCCACAACCACCCACACCATCGAACTACAACTTACTTCTTCAAGAGTATTTGAAGCCACCGTACTCATAAACTCATCAACAGTCCAGGCATCCAACGATGCAGCTGTAGAAGTATCCATAGACTTCACAGTCACAGGGCTACCGATAGATGCCACGATCGGGGCTGTGTAGTACCATCCATACTGCGGTTCTTCTTTAGTACACCGCCGCGTAGTCATGGCCGTCAAGTCTAAAACTGCCCTAGGGCGAGTGGAGCACCAGCTCGGTCGCCCGAAGCGCACTCGCCAGGGTCAAGGCCAGCACAGCAGACCCAGCCACGGACGCAAAAAACTGCGCGGACAGGGCCGCTAATCTAATTAGGTAGCACCGG